GGAAGACCTGACGTCGGCCATCCCGACCTTCATCAAGCTGGCCGAGGCCCGCATCAGCCGGGATCTGCGCCACTGGCGCATGGAGACGCGCTCGACGGCCGAACTGGACACGCAGTACAGCGCGATCCCGGCGGACTTCCTGCAGCCCATCCGCCTGCAGATTACCGACGCGCCGACGGTTGAAGTGTCGCCGATCAGCACGGCGCAGATGCTGCAACTGCGAACCGACCGCAACGACCGCGTCGGCCGCCCGACGAATTACGCGCTGACGGCTGGCGGGATCGAACTGTATCCGACCCCGGATTTGACCTACAACGCCTCGCTGGTGTACTATGCGCGCGTGCCGACGCTGTCGGTCAGCAACACGACAAACTGGCTATTGACTGAGGCCCCCGACGTCTACCTGTACGGCGCGCTGGTTCACTCCGCACCATACCTGAAGGACGACGGCCGCATTCAGGTCTGGGAGGCTCTGCTCGGGCAGGGCATCAACAATTTGAACACAAGCTCCAGTGACGCCAAATACGGCGGATCCGGCTTGGTGATGAGAACCAAACGAGGTGCGCCATGAGCTTTACCAACGACCTTGAGACCCGCGTACTTCAGTGGGCCTTGACCAACGGATCCCCGACCCGCCCGACGGCGTGGTACGTCGGCCTGTTCACTGCGGCCCCCGGCGAGGCTGGCGGCGGCACCGAGATCTCGGGCAGCGGTTACGCTCGTCAGGCTGTGACGTTCACGGTCAGCGGCAACTTGGCGACCAACAGCGCCGCCATCGAATGGCCGACGGCGACGGGTAGCTGGGGCACGATCACGCACATCGCCGTCTTCGACGCGCTGACGACTGGCAACATGCTGGTTTACGCCACGCTGACCGCGTCGAAGTCGATCTCGACTGGCGACGTCCTCCGCATCCCGGCGGGCGATCTTGACGTCACGCTGAACTAATGGCCGTTTACCGCACCGGGTACGGGACAGGGGCTTACGGCGTCCGAGCTTACGGCTTGGACGGCGCAATCCTTGACGCGTCCGCTGCGGTATCGGTTACCTCTGCCAGCACCGTCTCTGCCGTTGCCCTGCGCGAGGTCAGCGCGGCTGCCAGCGCGGCCAGCGCGGTGTCGGCCAGCGCCGTTCGTATTGCCGAAGCCAGCGCGACCGCGTCAACCTCGTCGGCGGCCTCTGCGGCTGTCGTCAGCGTCCTGTCGGCATCTGCGTCCGCCTCGGTGGCATCAGACGCCAGCGCGTCGGCGCGGCGCATCCAGCAGCCGTCTGCCAGCGTGTCTGTGGGCAGCGCGATGTCTGCGGACGCCCAGCGCATCCAGCAGCCCAGCGCGACATCTGTGGCCGAAAGCGACACCACGGCGCGCATGGAGGCGATCTACGAGATCACTGCGCTGGCTGAGATCTTGTCCGACGCGACAGTATCCGTCGAGCGCATTTTCGCCGCTAGTGCAATCGCCTCAGTTTCTGCTATAGTCTCGGCCAACGCCATCTTTAAGTGGAATGGCAACACGCCGCAGGCCGAGACTTGGACGGGGCAAAGTGCTGGATCTAGCGACTGGACCCAGCAGGACGCATCCGACGAAACTTGGACGCCACAAAACGCGGCGGCAGAAGATTGGACACCAGCGGCAGGCCTGAGTGGGTCTTGGTCGCAAGCAGCTTGAAGGTGACGCATGGCAGATACGACCACCACTAACTTCGGCCTGACGAAGCCGGAGGTCGGCGCGTCCGAAGACACTTGGGGCACCAAGATCAACACAGATCTTGACGCTGTTGACGCGCTCCTTGGCGGCACTGGCGCGCAGAAAGCCAAACCGAACCTTGAAGGCGGGCTGTGGAAGATCGACGGTACGGCGGTAACGTCGTCTGCGGCTGAGTTGAACATCTTGGATGGCGTGACAGCCACGGCTTCTGAGTTGAACATCTTGGATGGCGTCACGGCAACGACTGCTGAGTTGAACATCTTGGACGGCGTGACCGCCACTGCTTCCGAGTTGAACTATCTGGACATCACGACCCTCGGCGTGGCTCAAGCGTCGAAGGCACTGACTGTTGCAGCCAACGGCACGATCACGTTCAGCGGGTCAACCGGGACTTCTGGTCAGGTTCTGACTTCTGCCGGATCAAGCGCCACTCCGACTTGGGCAACCGCAATCCCGGCAGGCGCGGTAATGACATTTGCCATGAACACCGCCCCTACTGGCTGGCTCAAGGCTAACGGCGCAGCAGTTTCCCGCACTACTTATGCTGCTCTGTTCGCGGCCATCAACACCACATTTGGCGCTGGTGACGGATCGACTACGTTTAACCTGCCTGATCTTCGTGGTCGTTTTACTCGTAACTGGGCGGACGGCGGCAGCATTGACAGCGGACGCGCCTTCGGCTCCACGCAAACTGACGCATTCCAAGGCCACTGGCACGGCATCCAAACGTCTCCGACTGTGTACCAAGTCGGTTGGGATGGCGGTGGCGGCGCTGGTTCCGGGAACTTGCGCGCTGATGGTGGGCCGTCAACTCCATACCCATACGCGACTTACATGGTGAGCGATGGCGTAAACGGCACACCACGCACCGCATCGGAAACTCGTCCGACCAACCTCGCCCTTCTGGCCTGCATCAAGTTCTGAGGTGAACTATGAAAGTCTTTCAAACTGACCACGAAGGCTTCCTTGTGGGCGAGGCCATTGCTGACCCAGACCCCTTAGACAATGGCAACTGGTTGATACCTGGAGGGTGCGTAAAGAACGAACCTCCTGCGCTTTCTAATGGGCAGCGCGCGCAGTTTGTTGATGGCGCTTGGGTTGTTATTGACCCTGAGCCTGCGCCCGAGCCTGAGCATGAGCTACCGCCGACTAAAGAGAAGATTGAACAGACGCGGCGCGACGCCTACGCCCAAGAAGCCGATCCCGTGTTCTTCATGTCGCAGCGCGGAGAGGCTACCGAGGCAGATTGGCTGGCAAAGATAGTTGAGATCAAGGTCCGCTATCCGTACCCTGCGGAATAACCCATGACCACTGAGATGCTCTGGAGCCTCGGCCTTAGCGCAGCACTCGGCCTGATCGGCTGGGTGCTGAAAAATCACGTCGAAGAAGTGAAGCGTCTGCAGATCCTGCTTAACCGCACACGCGAGGAGGTGGCGGTCAACTACGTCACCAAGACCGACGTTGCTGCCAGCATCAATATGCTCGTCGCCCGCATCGACAACCTAGACCGCAAGATTGACGACATCCTGAGAAGTTTAGCAAAGTGAAAGTGCTGCTGATCTGGGTGGGGTACACTCACCTGTGGATCGACGGGCGCATGGTATTTGTCAAGATTTGCAGGTATACTGCGGACATAGCACTGGCGGTTCGACCGCTTGATCTCTGCCCGCCCTTCTGGAGCCTGTGATGTTTGACCCAGTTTCAATCAGCATGGCCATCAGCGTTGGTGGCAAGGCCTTCAGCCTGCTGAAGCAGGGCATCGCCGCTGGCCGCGAAATCCAAGACATGGCGTCTCAACTGTCTGAATGGGGCAAGGCCGTGTCTGACATTGCCTACGCGGCTGAGAAAGCCAACGAGCCGCCGGGCGTGTTCCAAACGCTGTTTGGCGGCGGCAACCAGAAGAGTGCCATCGACATCTTCGCCGCCCAGAAGCAGTGCGAACAGCAGCGCAAAGAACTGCGCCAGCTTATCAGCTACACCTACGGCAACGACGCTTGGCTGGATTTCCAGAACATAGAGCGCAGGGTTCGGGAGCAGCAAAGAGAACAGGTTTACCGCCGCCGCGAGATCATCGAGTCGATCATGGAATTTTTACTGTGGTCTGGTATAATCTTAGTGACCGTGGCGCTGTCTGGCGTCGGCCTGTATCTGTGGGGCCGCTATTTGGGGAGGTGGTAGGATGCGCGAGAAGCTAACTTGGCTTGCCTTCGTTGCAGGCATTTTCGCCATACTCTGGCTAAGTGGTGACGGATTTTATCGTTACCCGTGCCAATCGCCCCAGCTTTTTGACGCGGTTGAATGCAATCCTCCGCTTTGCCTTCGCACAAGAAACTGTGCGTCCGATCTGACAGGAGTTTCGGAATGAGCAAGAACGATCCCGATTTTATGGAAGCCAAGCTGCGCTACTTCATCGGCGTGGCGCTGACCTGCACTCTGGGCGGCATCGTGTTCTTCACGCTTTACGCGCTGATCTTCGTCACCCAGCCGCTGGGCGAGAGCAGCGAAAACGACCGCGCACTGTTTTCGATCCTCACGCCAATCGCCTCGTTTCTGGTGGGTGCCTTGGGTGGCGTGCTGTCGGCAGGAAGCAACCGCAACAAGGCTGGCAGTGAGCCGTCTTCACAGGAGCCGAGAGAATGATCGGACGCATGATTGGAATGTTCGTTGGCCGCAAGGCTAAGGCCAAGATGGTCGATGCCGTGCTGGACAAAGTGGACTTGCCCGACCCGGTCGAGACTGCCATCAAGGTGGCCGCCACGGGCAACGTCGGCGATCTTCTCGGCGGCATGGGCAAGGAGATGGCCAAAGAGGCTGTGCTTGACGCCATCATTCGAAAGCGGGGGAAGAAGAAATGAGCCTGCTGACCGAAGCCCAACTGGCGATCATGATCCCCACGAACAAAGAGGTCGGTGAATGGTGCGCGGCCCTCAATGAGATGCTGCCCAAGTACGGCATCACCACCGACAAGCGCATCGCTGCGTTTGTCAGCCAGTGCGCCCATGAAAGCATGGACTTCCGGGTGCTGGAGGAGGCGCTTTCGTACAAGACAGAAACCCTTTTGAAGGTGTTTCCGCGCTACTTTGGCCCCGGAAAAGAGAACCCAGACGAGTATGCAAGGAACCCCCAGAAGCTGGCAAATTACGTTTACATGGACAAGAACCGCTCTAAGGGCGGCGCTTTAGGCAATGTGAAGGAAAATGACGGCTGGGCCATGAGAGGAAAAGGTCTGAAACAAGTTACTGGGCGTGCGAACCATGAAGCCTTCGGAAAGACAGTTGGCATGACTGCCGAGGAGGCCGCCGAGTATCTGATGACCAAGAAGGGCGCACTCGAAAGCGCACTGTGGTTCTGGGGCAGCCGCAATCTTAACGAGGTGGCCGACACGGGCGACGTGGTCCGACTGACCAAGATCATCAACGGCGGCGACATTGGCTTGGCTGACCGTCAGGCGCGCTATGCCAAGGCTATGGCGGCATTGGGTGGCAAGATCGACACCAGTGCGCCTGCCGCCGCTCCTGCGGCCTCTACGGGCGTCCTGCGCGTTGGCTCCAAGGGTCACGATGTAAAGCGGATGCAGGTGGCGCTCAGGATCACTGCCGACGGCGACTTCGGCCCCGGCACCGAGGCTGCGCTGAAGAAGTGGCAAACAGCCAACGGTCTAACAGCCGACGGCGTCGCTGGCCCTAAGACATTG